CATGATTTAATTACCTTGAGGTTAACCATTATTCTGGCACCGTCGAATACATACTTTAATTGCGCCGATGATAGTTTTTTATAATCCGGCGTCCAGATTTTCAATACTTTAAAATGTTTTTTCGCCATTACTCCTCGCTTTCTTTTTGCATCTCATACCCCTCAATTCCAAGTTCTTTGGCTAAAAGAGCCCGTAACAGAGCGGCCTTATAGCAATTATTTTCCTGACAATATTTTAATAGTGCATCGTTAAGTTGTTTGTCCAGCGTCACTGAAAAACAGTATTGCCATTGACCTATACGACCGGATATGTGAGTCAAAACAACTCCTCCTGTCTTAACCTATCCACCGCTATCTGACAATACTTCTCAGATATTTCAATACCGATAAACTTACGCCCAAGCTGTTTAGCGGCGACGGCGGTTGTGCCACTACCGAGAAAAGGGTCGAGAATGAGGTTGTTATTGTCACTTCCTGACAGTATTGCGGGATAAATTATCTGACATGGTTTTTCGGTTGGATGTTTTAATTTTTGATGTGGAACTCGGTCACAAGGCCAAACGTTTGATAGACGCTTGCCATGTATCTCAAATTTGTCTTTTGGACAAAAAGCAATGTTCTCATATTGATTACCATAATCACCCTTTAAATCGCCAGCAGTCCAATTATTTTTCACCCAAATTATTTTATTTCTAATTTGAATATCGACAGGTATATCAATTGGGTCGTTCTTCCATGAATAGAAAAAAAACAATGCACCAGTTTCTTTTATTAATTTCCATATTCGACGTAATGGCAAAAAGAATTTATCATCATTAATTATTCTATTATGAGGATTTATGCCATTATAGCAATTTGAAAAATAGTTAAGCCCATACGGCGGGTCAGTTACCACAAGGTCAATGCTATCTGGTTCTAATAATGGCAGCACTTCCAAACAATCTCCACAATAAATTACCCCCGCCGGTTCACGGTGATACTCGTAATCGGATAACACTTTCACCTCCACCCTCCGAGTCTCTTGTCGCCGGCCATTATCTGGTTGACGGCGTTGGTTAATCTGCGGGGAGAGAGCCTTTGAAGTAAACTAATCGTGAAATCTTTTGGTAGTAACCGTTTTTCTTTCTCATACTGTTCATCCTGTAACTTTTGTTTTTCTTTGTATCTTTTATTTCTTTTGTTGATGTATTCGCTCCGTTGCGCCGGCGTCATGTCTTTAATCGGCACGGGCAATGTGGAACGACGAACGATTTTACCTTTTTGTTTTTGCATTATTTTTTCCTCTTAGATTTTTACCGGGCGGTGCTAACGTATAACATATTAGGCATAAGTTTTGCTCCGCAACCGCCCGGATAAAAAGGACGTTATTAAATTGTAACCCCGCTTAAACCATAAGCACCACCTCCGATGGTTGTTAAAGGATTAATCATTTCGGTATGTACCGAGTTGTGTCAGTTATGATTGTAACCCCCTCAATAGCGGGCAACTCGTAAAATTGCACGTCCTGCCCGACGCTCCACGACACGGGCAGAGCGAGCAGGATCATAATCAATAATAATACTTTAAAAATCTTCAAGTTGCCTCCATCGTTGCATAATAGCATTTTCTTCCCACCATATTTCTATTGGTCTTGCTTTTTCTATAACGGACATTGATGAGCACCGCATTATTGGTGATTCATATTTGTCGTCAGACCCCCAACCGACAGGACAATATATAATAGAAGGATGTATTTGCTGATAATCATCTTGACGGCTGTCTTTTATCACATACAACACAAACAATACCAAAAGAGGCAGAATTATAAGAAGGATTCTGGCCATCGGGTTACTCTCCTTTTGATATTAAGGAAACATTATAGGTTTTACCTACCGATTCTGTATAAGTCATCACTTCCTCCAATCTAAATTATTATGCACTATATTGTCGAGGGTGCGATTATTCTTTCTGTCAATGTGCTTGATAAAGAAAGGCACATTGGCCGCTCACTTGGCATCGGCGACCTCCATTCGTAATTGAGCACAAATAAATATTATTTCTTTACCACTCATCGTGTTCCCCTCTTTCTACAACTGTAACTTGGCAAGGGCTTTAATCGTTTTTCTTTTAGCCCTGCATATAGGGCAACCTCTAAGACCACAAGGTTCGGGACATAATTGTTGTTGAATTAATTCCGTTGCTGATTTTTTTAAATTAGCAATGGCAATAAGTATATTAGGATTTTCAACAATGGCTATACAGGCTTTTGCAACATCAACATTAACAGTTTCTATTGTTAATTTCATATTATTTTAATCCTTTCTCCGCCTTGTAATCGGCGAGTATTCGGAATACGTTCTTTATCTTTTTAAAAACACCCCCAGAAACCACAGGTGCTTTACGACTATCAGAATATTCTTTTTTTAATTCCTCCACGGCCACAACTAAATCGGCGACTAAATCAAACCGGATATATTTAATGTCAAAATTGTTTATCTCATCTTCACACCAAGTTATTTCAGAACCTTTTGGATATGGTTCGCCTTCCTCTGATTGTAGATATATTTTTTCTGGGTATGTTCTCCAGTACATTGGATATGATTTATCACTCATCGTGTTCCTCGCTTTCTACGGGCGGTTACAAATCCCCTCTAATCTTCTTACCGTGTTTTTTAGTTCCTCGATTTCCTCCTCCTGCGATTCGAGCGTGGTGGCGAGTTCTTTGATGCAGTTATAAACCATTGTAAATCCTATTTCGTAAGGCTTTAATTTCTTCAAAAATGTTACTGCACTCATTTCTCACTCCTTGTTAATATCCTTGTTCTCCCAATCCGGGCGAGCATCCATGCTCCCCTCGTGCGTCCATGCCCCGCCCGGATGGTTTGGTAAAATCATTTCTTCCCCTCTTATTCTTCAGAGCAGGCGAGACAAGGGTAGTTGCCCCGCCCACTCCGGTTCATGGCTAACCGTGCTAAAGCCATGTTAAAACGGCAAATCGTCGTCGGTTAAAGGTGTATTATCCTGCTTTTTCGATCCCTTGCTGTCGAGAAATATCATCCTCTGGCCGACAATTTTTGTTGCATATTTATCGTTACCATCTTTATCCTGGTATTTCTCATATCGAATAGAACCTTCAATATAGACCTTTGAGCCCTTCCGTAGGTATTCGCCGGCAACTTCCGCCTGGCGTCTCCATAGGGTTATATTATGCCATTCGGTACGTTCCTTCTTCTCGCCGTCTTTAGTGTTCCACTTCTCAGACGTGGCCAGCGAGAAAGAACAAACAGCATCGCCCGAATCGATATGTTTCACCTCAGGGTCTTGGCCTACATGTCCAACTAAAATAGCTTTGTTAATCATGCGGCTTGCTCCTTTTCTTTCTTTTTTATTTCCATTGCTTTTTCTATCATGTGGTCTAAATACCCTTGAAGTTCTTCGAGACTGGCCTCACCGAGATTAGTTGTCTCAAGGTGCTTCTTACGGGCAGATATAACGACCTTTTCAAGCGGATAAACCTTGTTTTCCCCTCGATAAATATTCTTGATAGTCTCGACTAATTTTGCCAGCCTGTCGTTTGCATCAGATAGTTGTCCTGAGTTCATTTGACTAATGGCAAGTTCTGAGGTCTCGCCCATGTAAGCCTGATTCATGAGAGCAATCTTTAAGGACTTCGCTTCTTTAGTTGTCCCTGCCGCTATCTGGTTAATTAATGCTTCATTGCGTTCAAGCATTATTTTGCATTGGTTACGTTCTTCACGATTATCTTCTTCGTTGCCAATAAGATCGGCGTCGTCGTGTGATACAGTCTCTTTGGGTGTGGAAACGTTGGACAATAGAAATTCAATAACTGGTTTAAAATTCTCAAACGTCGGATTTTTGAACACCTGCCCGTCGATTAAGGTTGACCTGTCTTTTATTACCGTTGCCTCGCGCCAAACCTCCTTTTTATCCCCAAGTATCTTTTCAAATCTCTCCATGCGGATAAGGACGTCAGGCTCATATGCGGTATCACCCTCAACCTTCATTTTAACACCAGTCTTGACAAGTTCCCGATTACCATCGCCGTTTGTCTCGTAGTCGTAGGTATATCCCTCACGGCCGGTAAACAGAATGTGATAATTGCCCATTACCAGTCGGTCACTATACTCTCGCTTCCATGTTGGTTTAATAAATCCCCAATCTTGAAATTGCAGAAATTTTCGACCTTTTTGTTGTTGGTAAGCGTTAAGAAAGTTTTCCCACACATGAGTTATACTGTCAACTATAAGAATATCGGCGTTACCCTCATTACAATAATCCATTGTATCGGTCAGGTCGGTTAGCGTCCGAGAGTCTTTAAGGATTACTGAAATATTGTATTTGGCAAAAAACGGCCTCAAGAATTTTGCCGATTTTTCGGTATCATAAATAACAATCGGCTTTGACGACCTAATGCGATTATAAAGACCTACGGCAATCAAGGCTAAGGTGTATGTCTTACCGGAACCCGCCATACCCTCAGCACCCACCTTAAAATATGGCATAGTATTAGCCAAATCGGTGAAAAAGTTCTCATATTTTTTACTTGCTTTCATTATTTTGTTCCTTATTATTAGCTATGTTGCTGTTTGAAGCGTCAGCCTTCGGGCTGGCGTTTCTTTGTGATTGTTTGGGGTCGTCGCATCCCGGTAAACCGTTCATACGGACACAAAGCAACTCACGATTATAGCCGACTGGTTGCATTTTACGCCCACACCGAGAACAACAATCTACGGGTAATGGCCGAACATCGATTCTATAACCTCTGCCACGATGTTCTACGAATTGCACCATACCATTAACGTCGTAGCGCAAATCGCCGACCTTGTATTTACCTGTTTTCCTTAATTGCGAATAAATATCCGATGATATTTCGTCACAATAAGTTAATGACGTCGCTTTAACCTTATTAGCGGACATTGCCACCCCTAAAAGCTCGTTTGTTAAATCCATAATCAACCCCTTTCTAATAGGCCTATGACTATTATTGCAATAATGTATAGACCGATTACGCCGAGCAACAACCAAACCCATTCGTCCAGCCATCGGTCAACTTTTCCTACTATTCTCATTAGTTTTTCCCCCATCATTGCTCCTTTCTTTTTTACGCTCGGCTATTACATTGTTAATCAGTTTTTCCCAGCCGACATGTTTCTTCGGATAAATATCCCCAAAAGTCCCATCGTCTTTGATTTCAATAAATAATGTTAGAGCCATTTTCATCTCCCTACTTGGTCTTTTCTGTTTTCACCATAGGAACCGCCACGTCGCCACGACAGTCAATGACAACGGCGTATGGTGATGTTAACTTGCCGTCAAATTTGGAATGTTCACCGTAAAGCCTAACAGTTGCGCTGTCCTCGCATCCCCTCACCGACGACAAATCGTAAGCAACCACCGACGATGAATTGTAAGCTACCACCGACGATGAATTACAAGCAACCACCGACGATGAATCACAAGCCATCACCGACGACGAATTGTGTGCAATCACCGACGACGAATCGTGAGCCACCACCGACGATGAGCCGTTGGCAATCACGGATGACGAATCGTAAGTCCTTACTAATGATGAGTCATAGGCAACCACCGACGACGAACCGTTGGCTTCTACCGACGATGAATTGTAAGCAGCCACCGATGACGAATCGTGAGCAACCACCGATGACGAATCGTTGGCTTTCACCGACGACGAATCGTAAGCAACCACCGACGACGAGTCATAGGCCTTTACTAATGACGAGCCATAAGCCTTCACCGACGACGAACCGTAGGCGTAAAATTGCCCTTTATCGACTTTATGGTCTCCCGATAAAAACACCTTAGCCCTGTGCCAGTCTTTTAAAGCTTTACGTGTACGCTCCTCACACTCACCGGCGTTATACCATTTCGGCAGTAAATCTTGGTCAACTCGATACACCCACTTTTCAAGCGGTATGCTGTAATCCTGCTTTGGTGGTGATATTTCAACATTCACCGACACGATGTTATTTGCCACCATTTCTCGGACTTTAAATTCGTCACGAATATCTTCATGACTATCGGAAAACTTACTCCAATAAACCCTCTCTTTTGCTAAAATCATCGATGCGGGTCGGCACATTTCATATCCTCCGATCTAAAATTTCTAATTTCTTAACGGCCTTTCGACGACGCCACACGTCCCGACATGCTCCATTATGAGCATGAGGTCTCGATTCGTTGGCAGGATAAATAATTACCCCACCGCAAACCTCACAAATTGTCTCCGCCTCCGGTATCGTCGATACCAGCCACTTTTTTTTAGGTCTTAAATTCATAAGCTACCCCTTATTTAAAGATTAATTGCCCTACATCAATTCCATGTTCAAATTGAAATGTTTTTTATAAGCCAAAAGTAAACCCTGCCGAGCCTGTAATATAGACCTCGCTCGACCTTTTAAACTGTCAATGGATTCCTGTAATTCGTCCGGCGTTTTCGCCCAGAAATAACCATTAGAATTTGCACATATAGGATTAGCATGACTTCTAAGATAATGAATAATCTCTCGAATATACTGTCCGCGAGTGAGGCTGATATTAAGTTTCCGGCACAATTCCGACGATCGGATAGGCCTGATACCAATAGAAAAATCCCGACGCTGATATATAATATCATAAACTCTCTCGGCATCAGCTAAAAAAATATCGTCACGCTCTATTGGTGGCATCTTAAACCCCTCAGACTAAAATCTGATATAAATATATAATTAATTTAACCAACGCCAGGCCCATAGCCATCGCCAGAACCATAGCCAGAGCCATCGCCAAAGCCATCGCCAGAGCCAAAGTCATAACCAGAGCCACTGCCAGGGCCATCGCCACCGCCAAAGCCAGAGCCAAAGCCAGAGCCATTACCGGCACCAAAGCCAGAGCCATTACCATCACCAAAGCCAGAGCCACCGCCATCATCAAAGCCAGAGCCATTACCAGCACCAAGGCCATAGCCATAATTTATGCTTTCCATACCTCTACCCCCTCAATACTTTCTTTTGCTTTTTGTGTACAAGGAATTATTTCAATAGCTTCTGTTAATGTTATTTCATCAACAACACATGGGAATTTGCATTTATCTGGTTGGCTTGTTCCATCAACAGCAAGTTGAGACAATGATGCCGCTCCATACCACTGCCATATCCGTCGGGCATTTCGCAAAGTAACTTCTTTTTGATGTCGCTTCGAAAGATACCCTGCAAAAACACCCGCAGAATATGTTCGACATATTACATAACCCATGCCGTCAATCTTTTCTGCTTTTGTATTGACAAAGTCTTTTGGGACATAAGTCACTCCATTAATTTTTAGTTCTTTGATGTCTTGTTCCATTTTTAATCTCCTTTTGTATAAAAATACTTGTTAATAAAATAATCAAAACAATTAAAAAAAATTTGTCATTCTTCCTCGTTTTCTAAGCTGATGTCAAGCTTTACTCTTTCAGGATCAGGCATACTACCGACATGCTTAATAACGTATGCTCCATTTTTTCTGTCTGCATACAAATAATAATCGTCGCCATTACTGCCAACCTCAACAACATTAGGGCGACGACCTGTCGGCTTTACTGGAATTCTGAGTGTAAAGTAAAGCTCACCATCATTGCGGGTAAATCTGCCAAGGAAATCCATACCGTTTAACCTTTCGTTTTTTTTCATACCCAATTATAACACATAGTTAAACACTTGTCAAGTGTTTTTTTTGTATTTTTATTAACTATTTTTTACGCATATCGGTAAGATTTTGGAAAGCTTTAGTGGTTATATAGGCCTTTTTGCCGAGAAAATGGCGTGACGCCCCGTTTCCGGTCGAAATTAGGGGTATTCTGGAGAGTCTCTCAACCTTAAATTACCGGGCTTTGCAATGGTCTAATCCTTATTGCAAAAAAACAGATGAAAACTGCAATAAGGAAATATAAAAAAACAGGCGGTCACCGTTAAGCAACCGCCCATCAACCCTTGGCACTCAATTAAGTAGGGCTAAGATTTATATTTATATTGCCTGTGAAATTCCCAAATATCCGCATTATTATTATCTTTCTTATTTGTTGAAAGCACACCCATTTCAACTGATAAAATATAATGCAATCCATCATCTATATAAATATCACCTTTTTGTCGCTTGCTTTTAGCGGCACAGACAATAGTTTTCATATCTTTTCTTATTCTAACAGCCATAATTTTTATTATCGAACCTATATACAAAAGTTAAATCCGTTTGTCAATATAAAAACCCCTTATTGCAAAAAAAACAGTCAAATAGGTGGGGTTATATTATTCAACCGATTAAGAAATTATAGGTTAATAATAAAAGTCTCCGGTCAAATAAAACCCCCCGATTCCTGCAAATCGAGGGGCACTGGAGGGATATGAGAAAAGTAAGCAATCAGAGATTTATATAAGCCCCCAGCCTGAATGTGTAACTATTAACAAAAGCGTTAGTCTCCAAACTAAAATTCCTTTCAACCTGGCCGAATAAACCCCAGTTCTCAAAAGAGTAACCACCGATAAATCCTGCCGCACCTACAATATATGCCATCATGGGTAAATTATCGTTGGGGATATTCTCTAAACTTACTTCTGGCCCAAGTGCCAATCCACCATAAGCACCGCTTGAAGTTGTTGGTGTAAACAAATACGCGACCTTTCCATTAAGCGACCCTCCATGATCGCCTCCCATCGCTGATAAAAACCCATAAAAATTGCCTGAAAGTGGTATCGCAAATCCAGCGTCAAGCTGAAAGGCGTCGCCGTATCCACCCGTTACAACAAAAGCCACAGGATTCTCGGCTTCATAAGGGACTGTCCCCCATAATCCAGCTTGACTGAATTTACCCCCGCTTGCCGGCGGCGGCATAGCCATTACCGAACCGGCGAGTAACATAACCGTTAAAATCACCAATATTTTTTTCATTTCTCAATCCTTCTTTTTAGTTTTTGCTATTACATGGCCAACGGTCTTGACTGTATATGCCCCAATAATGGCAAGCAACAGCCCCGTCCAGTCGCCGACACTAATCATTTTGGGGATTTTGTCTATTGCAATCAGAACAATCGTTCCGACTAAAGCCAGACCACATAATAGAAACGTCCGGCCGATCCCCCAAAGTTCGTTGTTCATAAAAAAACCTCCTTAAATTAATTCAAAATGTCCGTAATCATAAAATCCTTGATTTTTCATATTCCAGTCACCATCCCAGTCGCCACCCCATCTCAACTTAATTTCCATTGAATAAGCTATACCAAGAACAAATCCTGCCATTAGGATAAACTGTTTGATATTATTCCAGTCAACAGGTCTGGGTACTAAATCAACCGCCAAAGACGGTGTTTTATTATGCTTGCTGTTTGGCCATGATAACTGAGAATGACCGATTCTTTTCATGCTATTTTGTTGTTCCTTATCTCGATGCCCTTCTATCACTAAAAGTGGGAAAACCTCTGCCGCCGCTACGACTATTTTCTGCAACCGCACGTCGCAGGTCTCCAGTATATTCGACGAGAACTCGCTTAACGCCATTTCACCAAATCCTCAAAAGCAATCGAAGTCGTATCCGGAACGTGAACAAACATTCCGGACTCCCGCCGAATCTTTTTACCATATTGGTCTCGAAAATAAACTTGATAATAACTGCTATCCGACAAATTCGGATTAGCATACAGAGCCACATCCCACGTTCCATAGGCATCCGCCGTATCATATATGATTGTCTGGGTGATAATAGTATCGTTAAAATACAATATTGAATCCCGCGGGTAGGCTATTAGTTCAAACCTGACCTCAGCGTTCGAATAATAATAACCATTGGCCTGTAAGAGCGTCGAATATACCGAAGTCTTATTAGCCGACGACGAATAAGTGTAAAGAGTGCAAGTTGCAGCTCCGGTTATATTAATATTATTTGAATCGATTGAAGCATATCCATACGGTGCCGTTGTCAACCTCCAATATCCAGCCGACGGCGCCAATGTCGCCATTCCGTTTGCGTCAGTTACGCCCCTGTATGGCGACGTCAAACTCATGGCGGTATCGTTCATTGCAACCGTATATCCGGGCAAAGCCGCATTGCCGTTACCCGAATCAAGCACGTAAACATACCAGACGTATGGACCGGGTCCTGACCCGCCACCTTGTTCAGTTCGATTACTGTCAACCGCGCCACCGGTGATTTCCCTTGCTGCATGTCCCCAAACTGTATCGACTATTCCGGCGAGAGTCACACTTGCCGCCGCACCCTGAGCCGAGTCAAAGAAATCGGAAGTAAACAACCACGTCGGAAAAGTCGAGTCCGCGAAATTTGTTGAGTCCAGATCGAAACCAAGCGCCGTCAATGTTCTTGCTGGGGTTGAGTCGGCACTCCACACATCAGCGGCACCATGAGTTGAGAACCCGAGGGCTTTATAATGGGATGAATCATTTAATACAGAATCGGCAATTTTTTTAGCTGCGGACGCTGCCAGTTCGGACGACCCTATCGCATCATCGTCAATCTTTGCGGAGGTTATTGCGTTACCCCCGATTTCCGGAGCGTCAAGAGTGCCGACAACATCATCTAAATCAATACCAATATTGCTTTCTTCGGTTAAAGTTGACCGACTGGAGATATTTGCATCAAGATATGTTGATATCGTATATGACCATATATCATTATCTAATGCGTCGCCGCCAAAAGTATTACCGATGGGATGGTTTGCTTTTGGTGCATTCCAAACAGCAGCGGCAATTGTCGAGGAGTCAACCCCCTCTCCCTGATATTTTGTTGTCGAATCATTGAGAACTTGACAGATAGCGCCCCAAACAGCACCGGAATCAAGAGACCCTCCTGGCCCTTGATAAGTACTGGCAGAATCATTGAGAACCTGAATAACGGCTCCCCAGACCGCGCCAGAATCAAAAGCTGCGCCCTGATATTTAGTGGTGGAATCATTTAAGACCTGACAAATAGCTCCCCAGACTGCGGCGCTATCCAGTCCGGCCGCCGGACCCTGATAGGTTCCTGAAGAATCATTAAGAACCTGCACTATGGCTCCCCATACTGCCTGAGAGTCTAAACCCGCCGCCGAACCCTGATACGTCGCAGAGGAATCATTTAAAACTTGGACTACCGCACCCCAAACAGCGCCCGAGTCAAAATTAGTTCCTTGATAGGTTCCAGATGAGTCGTTAAGAACTTGAATAACAGCCCCCCAAATAGCAGCCGAATCAAGCGTCGAGAACCCTGTCGCCGTCACGCAATACTGAATACTATCCCTGATGGCCGTTACCGATGTTTGAGATGCCAAAGCTGAGATGTCTGCCTTATAATCCGCTCGGTTCGCATAGATAGCAGCCTCAATTTCTGTCACAGCCGCAGTCGCTAATTCCGATGATGTGATGGCGTTCGCGCCCAATTCCGACTCACCGATTGCATCTGTCGCAATAACGGCCGCCGTAATAACACCCGAATTCATTGACGCGACGTTTGCGCTCGCCATAGTGCTGTCGGCGGTTTCGTCAAAGTCGGACCTGCTTGATATCGTAGCATCCAAATAGCCCGCCTTCGCATCTGTCCATACGTCATTATCAAGAGCATCTCCCCCAAAAGTATTACCCGTTACATGACCAGAGCGGGGTTCGTCCCAGATGTAGTCGGCCATCTTCAAATAAGCCAATGTGGCAATGGCGTCGTCGTCTATGCAGCCGTCTTTCGTTACAAGGGCATTTATAGCATCATTGCCAATATCCCCCTCCTCTATGGCGTTGTTATCGACCGAAGCTACATTGACATCTCTGGTCAATTGATTGGAATAGTCAACTATATCAAAAGTCGTATCGTTGCCACTGAATACATGAAACACGCCGCTAAGACTCACCTGTGCGGAAAAATCCTCCTTGATTGAATCATTGAGAATATACGAAAACCCTGAAGTCCATAATTTGGTATAAATAGAATCGCCGGTTGAGCCATACATTTTCAAACGAACCGAGTCGGGTGTGACCGGCCCACCATCAGTAAATATTTCCATCACCTGTATATTGGTCGCCCTCGGACTCAACGGCAAAGCCAGTATTATTAACAAAACTATTATTTTTTTCATTTTATAGTTACTCCCTTCAGAGTGGAACCTGAAATATTTATATAATTCGATGCCGACAAATTCGTGAATGTCAATGTCGCTGTTACGCTATCGCCCTGTATTTGTGTTGTGTCGGTGATATGAAGCGTATCCCAAACAGTGTCATTATCCTTAATTGCTCTTATTATAAAATCATTATAGGTTGTATCCTCGTGCGAATCTCCATCCCACACATTGAAAAAATAGGTCACATGGTCTTGAATTAATCCCGTCGCTCCCGTTGTGCCGGATAAAACCGTATCACCATTGCCGGAACTGTCAATTACAGCATAATCGGCACCGTCCGACGCATAACCGGAACTGTCCTCGATTAAGAATTTAACAGACCGAATACGTTGTAATTCCCTGTCGGCGGCCTGTCCTACATCAAAATGAACAGAATCATCGTTTGTAAATATAACATCTTGGATTATAACACTGTCTTGATTGAAGGTGTACCACCCAGAAGCGATCGCACCATCAAAATCATCAGCATCAGAATATGTTGAAGTACCATATCTGTCAAGCGTATCACGCAAAAACTTCCAGCCACTACCCTGTCCCCATTCTCCACCGCCATAAGCGGAATTCATTTTTATAACAACACCGTTACTACCGTAATAATTATCATAAGACAGCCTGTCTCGGTGACCGGCAGAATCCGAAGTCTCTATTAAAAACGCAACCACATTTCCCCAATTATCCTGATAGGTGTTTGAGTCGGCATAAGCTACAATGTGATTATTATATACTCGCCAATGATTGCCGTGCGATGAAAACGACAATCCAACCGCACCGCCATAAGCTATGGACGAATCACTCCCCGTTGTGTCAATTTTTGTTTCCACATAAATATTATTATCATGTATATACACGGAATCAAGATTTCGGTAGCTCCTGAGCCTTAACCCATAGCCCCTTAAGCCCCACCCATCCGTTTCGTCAAGCCCACGATGGACGTATATTCTGTTACTGTCACACCGAAATATTCCGGCATCGGTAGCCCAAGTGGCTATTTCCCCAAAAGCTATTCCCCTGCCACCAAAAGCCTCGGTGCCGGTACTGCATATATTGTGATGGACTCTTGGTGACCCGTCGCCTTGCGTTTGGTGAATAGCATAAGAATTTGACGAATTACACGTATCACATCCCGACGGATATGAGTATCTTGTATTTCTGGAATCAACGGTTAAAGTACAATAGGATACTTCCGATATGCCCGCAACGGATATTCCCCCATGAAAACAGGAGTCAATCCTAACTCCCGTCACTTTATAATTATACGCACTATCAGTGTTTCGATGCGTTTCCCCTTGAATCTGTAAATAAATACTAAGCGAATAAAAATCTTTTCGATTATTGTAACTTCGACAATAATTAGTATAATTGCCGCCGTCTATCAAGAGCATGGTCGCACTTTCACAATAAACATTCATACTGTTGGGTGACTTTACATGAACATTACAATCCCTTATCGTAAATTTATCGTTTCCGCCAACCCTTATTCCTTGCGCCCACTCACCAAGAGTGTCGTTGGCGGTATCCTCGATTATAGTCAGGCTTTCAACGACACAACCATCTACATCATTAAGGTATAAACCCCAAACACCGCCACCATTCACCCCCGTTCCCGATGAATCCTCAAGATTAAACCAGATAGTGTCGCCGCCACCTTCGATGGTTATATTGGCCGCCGATATTGTAATAGCATCGCCATTATTACAGGTCAAATTTCCCGATAAAACATACGTGCTGTCGGCCTGATTGCACGTATAAGGTAATGATGATATGGTTATATCACCCCACGCCAAAATCGGCAATAATATCAATATAAGAAATGTGTGTCTCACAATTTTACCTTGCCCAATACGGTATTGCCCATGCTTTTGGTATTAGATTCACCCGCATCGGCAGACGACGTGTCTGTAATTGTTATATAAAATATGGAATCGGTTGTGCTGTGTTCCCAGATGGCAAAACCCTGTCGAGAATAAGCATTGTGGACAGGGTTAAAATAATACACACCCGTTTTACCCGGATACCCTCGCGTTACCAGTTCCCTTGCCGACCAACTGTTGTCGTCGGGATCATAGGCTCGCATATAAACAAATTGACTGTCATAACTGTCGGCCCCGGTTCGGTCGATATAAAACAAACAAAATTTCCCATTAATAACCATTCCCGCATTTTGAAAATCTTCGCCAGACATTGTTGGGTAATCAGCAGTGTCAAGATGTTGACTACTCCATGCACCATTTCCTCCGGCATGTTTACGCCAATAAGCCCACAAGGTGTCAGCCTCACCATGACAAAATATCAGTGTTGAGCTGTCCGCCGTAGCGTCAAGAATAGCATTAAAAGAAAAGGCTCGCTGTTGAGACTTTATGCTGTTTTCAACTTTGATAGTATCCTGACTTGCCACATAAAAACTGTCGTTAACATTATCCCATTGACAAACAACAATGCTTGTATCCGATAAAACCAAAGCGGCGGGTTCGCCGTTTATCCATTCTGTAATACCTGTTCGACTGCTTGTGTTATTGGGTGCGCCGGTAGAATCCAGCCAACCACCAACGCCACTGTCACTCCACGGGTCGCTAAAATATTCCGTGTATTGATATTTGGCGTCCAAGCTGTCATACAGGCTTGTTCCCCAGCACGTTACCCACAATCTATTATTTGCGGTATCATAACCAATTTGTCCCCTTTGCAAATTGGGATAAGTAACTCCCAAATGCTCGTCCGTTAGCAATACTTGGTCACGCATCGCAGGTGTTCCAGAATTATTATAAACTATCGCCACGGCCGGTCTGCCACCAGTGCTACGCATAATTGCAATACTATCATGTTTCATTATCGTAATATTATCGTGCATGTCGGGCGGTCCGGATTCCCACGTTTCTGCTGACGACCATGAAGCTCCCGCATTACTGCTTAAATACGTTGTAACTCGCATATAAACCCACCATTGAGAGCTGTCCGTCATACTTATGGCGCATCTGCTAAATGGAATCGATAAAGTGGGTGTATCCATATCTTCATGGTCTAAAAATGTCGGCGAGCCATACTCAAAATCACCGCCCTTGACTATTGAACAAAGCACAAAAAGCGACAGCGCAAACAATGCGGCAATCATAAAATATATATGTCTGTTACCGTTTTTCACTTCAATCTCGCCTTGTCATTATAATTTGTGCGGCGGACTCACCGCCACCGATTGATTGCCCAGAGCAATAAACACAATAGTCCCTGCCCAAAAGACTGTCTTCCACTGTCCAAGGGTCTTCCCAAGACCCGTAAGATACAACCTCGTCATATCCGTAAGGGTATGGAACAGGTGATTGAGTATCGTAAAAAAATTCCATCTCTTGCACGGGAGAGCCGCCGCAATCGTCGCACCATATAGTTATAATAATATTATCGTTGGTTGATAAGGTGCAAGCTTCTGAAATTTCAAACCCATACCACGCTTCTGCGCCGTCCTTCGCAATCGACCTTTCGGCGGTATAGCATTCTTGGCCGTGATCGCTTTTCAAATAAAGTGATGCCTTGCAAAGATAATTGTCAAAAAGAGAAGAGCAATCGGGGTCTAAGTAGGCATAAACAGATTCCACAACCATAGAATCGGGCGGTGAATGATTACTGCCCCTCATGTGGTTATCAGCATCGACTATTGAAATCGCCGAGTCTCTATCGTTCCCGCAAACAATCCTTTCGGCCATAGATGTTACAGGTAAAAGTAACAATAATATAAATATCAGGTGTTTTGTTATTCGCATAGTGTTTTCCCATAATATCTAATGCTAAATCTTATCCAGTCTATATCAGTATCGGGTGTGTTTATATAAATAATTTTACCTTTTTCAATTTCGTCATCTGTAAACAATTCGGATTGCGCCCTTTGGTCGGAAGCTCCAATATTAAGAGTATCTATATGTCTTTCAAGAACAGGCGGGTCTGCGCCTGTAAATTCATAAAGATTGAAAGCATAAGCCCCATCTTCACTTGTCTGTAATTCTGCCCCAAGTATTTTTATACCTCTTGGAAACTCATTAGAATCAACATAAAATATCGGGATAGTATCCGTAATTAAATCAGGATTCCAAATCATAGCCTCCGCCGTTTTAATCCTTTTATTCCTGTCAAAAGTTACATAGGTTTGTCCCATATGATATTCATGATCGCTACCACCACCCCGTAGAGCCGAATACCACATTCTAAATCTTAACCCATCACCACTATTTTCAGCGATAAATGTTGGTCGATATAAGTTCCCGCCCGAATCCCACGCCGCCGGCGTCATGCCCGGTTCCAATAAAACCCTGCCCGTCATATCCCAAGTTACACCGCCATCGTAACTCGCCAGATGTTTCAAACTATAATCTACAAGGTCTGAACCTTTGCACGATGCAATACAATGATACTCCCTGCCCAATTTAAGTATATCGCCGTGCCACAAGCCTTTAGCGGTATCACTATAATAATTGTTAATGATGCAAGTGTCCGTTAACGTAAAAACCGAATCACCAAAAAGGGTTGTCGCCGCATACCTAATTAAATAATTGCTGGTATCCGATGTCGTCGCATCATAAATTAAGAACATTAAAACAGTATCACCGTCCCCCTGTTCAACCATCGGTGATAAAGGAGTCCCGCCAGAAGCATGATAAGAATAAAAAAGGCTGTCATTATCCCAGTTAAATAAATTATTAGAATGAGCGGCGCAAATATATCTTGACGTATTACTCGAATAACTTTCATAAGAAGTGTCCTCGGTGTCGTTGGTGACACTATAAATCGAGTCCCTTGATGCGTTTGCCGTGTAAAAAACATAGAGCCTGTTATTTTTATCAATAAACAAATCAGGGTCGGCCGAAGCGTCTTGTGAGGTCATCCCGAAAATAACTTGCACTACTGTATCATAATACGGAAAATCCGAGTCATATCGTTTATACCAATAATTCATATCAGTAACTTCAGTAACAGGGTCTTTAATACAAAGCGAAACAGTATCGCCCGCCGACGTAGTACAGGAAACACACGCTCTTTGCCAGTCGTTATATTTACCTGTTTTACTTACTTTTATAGTTGCGTTTTCATAAGGTATAACCGGCAATGGTGTCCACGCTATAAGATACGGCCATTTAGCCTCTTCAATCGCCCAAGCCGCCACCAGTGTATCAGGTGATGCCGACGTATCATAAGCATAAATTGAATCGCCTTTTTCACAACCATAACCGCCTGGCACGTATAAAGCCGAAGGATGCACACCGCAATAAAAAGTATCAGTCAACCCACCACCATGAGCCGTGTCGTCATAAGCGTAATTACCGAGCCTGTCCCAATTCTCTCCGTTATCACAAAAGATTTGAGACGTGTCGATTGCTTCTTTATAATTATTCCGCCCAAGTTGCCCGTAAAGATTAAAATCACCGGCATCAGACGCCACACCCACCGAGTCATCTTTTGGCACCCAATTTGAACCGTCGTATTTTAAAACTTTACCAGATGATGCTCCCATCGGTGCTATATCCGTCGAGTCAACCGTATTCGCTTGAATGTGATAACCCCTAATAGAATTGGCCGCCATGTCAATAGAATCTATTGTGCCGTTGGTTATTTCATCAGAAGTAATTGAGGTTCCAAGCGTAGCTTCAACATCATTAGCATTAACTGTTATTCCCGTTCCAGCCCCCACATTGAGAGTAACATCACCCGAAGCCCCTCCATCAGTCAATCCATTCCCTGCCGTTACGCCGGTAATATCGCCAGTGTTTTTGGTAAACCCGCTATCAGAAACAATAATTGCAACCTCGCCCGAATCAAGCGTATGATTGCGAATATCAGACGTAACTTGTAATACATTGGAACCGACCTCTAAACCATCACCATTGAAATCATTTATACTATCGTCGCTTAAAATAATACCCGTATTAAATCCAGTCCAACCCGCAGTGCCGAGAAATAATGGGTTGGAGCCGCTATACTTCAAGCTATCACCATCCATGTATAGTGAATCACCGGCCGCTGTTTCCTTTATTCTCTTTGTCCAACCCGACGAATCACTATACTTGGAAGACGAATCTGAAACACTAACATCAACCTCATAATCAATAGTGCTATCACCGGATTGATATGTAACTGTTATCCCCGTCTCGGTATTACCAGTCGCCGCCTTTGTCATTCTGGCATTGATAGAGTCCCCCATTTCTCCACGCACAACATCGGCGGTATCGTGAATGTCCCCCCTTATATCTGTAATCTTATCCCCGTGTATTCCTATCGTATCAGTATAAACCGCATCGGCCAATAAACTATCGACATCCTTGATATTGTTGTTGTCCATATCCAACGGCGAGGTCATGTGAAAATAGTCATCTGCATCGTTCCAACTGAAATAATGATAGTTGGCGGCACTGTCACCAAATCCAATTTTAAGGTCTTGCTCATCATCGCTTTTATCGCTACGTATTTCAAGTGCCATCTTGGTTAAAATACTGTCGTGACTCGGCATCACTGCTTTAAGTGATGTTCCAAAAGCTATTGTTCCTTTGGCTCCGGCGGTAATAATAGGTGCTTCAGCCGACACACTAACCGCCGTGTCAACCTGAGTGCTGTCGTTTAATTGTGTTGAACCGACAACCCCCATCATTCGCCCGATAGTTCCCGTATTGCCAGCAGTGGTTCCGGTTTTACCTATAAATTGCGCACCATTGATTCCCTGAGCGTGCCCGTCACCGTCGAATCTTGAAACCGCCGTCATACCAATAATCCAGTTAATAGTATCTCCCGAATCAGGAAATACATAAGACTGAAAATAACCCCCGTAAGCACGTTTGGCGTTTGCGAGAGAATGAGAACCACCCCGAACATGAAGATAACTGCCTATCCCAACCTGATGTTCAGTCGAGTCATCTTCAACACTATCTTTAACAAAAGCACCTATGCGAGACAACCCAAGATTTAATTCGCTGGAAGTGTCCGCCCCGAATGTAACAAGGTTTTGAGCTTCTATCTCGCCAATATCGGTAATATCATTATCTCCCATTTCAATATTACCGGACATAGTGCCGCCGGTAAGCCGCAAAGCAAGATCAGCGGTGTCGTGAATCCAGTCTTTAATCTCATCGGCCGAATCTGCCAAGTTCCAACCGCCCGAACCCATATCCTGCCATGTCGTGCCGTCGTTTGAATATTCCCAAGTCGAATCATTACCATTATACCTAATTCCCCCCCTTCTCCCTGATGGTATCTGAATAAGCAGATTAACAACCGTGTCCGTTGTGGTATCACCAACCCATACAGTATCGTTCTCAATTCGGGTAACCGTATTACAGGAGCTTCTTATTCGGCCATCGGCATAATAGAAAGTGGAACAATCCGGTGTTTTGCTTGTATCTATTTCGTAATAAGCCGTAATGGCAAGATTGCGAGGTCGGAGCATTGTTCCACTATGGGTGGGTTTTAATTGATCAAACTTCGCTACACCGCAAAGCCCATTGGCGGCCATGACGATAGCCAACACTATGTAAAAAGCCAGTCCCATACCTAACATTATCCAAACACCGTATTTCTGATTTTCTTTTTCTGTCATATCAACCGCCCGTGTCTTTATTGTCAACTCTATATTTTATTTCTTGCAAGATCGACAGCATCACCGAATCATTAGCCCTTGCGGATTTCCTGTAATCTTCAAATTCACATCTCAAATTCATAATTTCCTTAACAATGTATTCCTGCTTTAACTCCTGCTTTTCCTGTTTGGATTCGACCGACCGGACACTATCCTTCAACTGCCCGTGCGAAATATAGTAACTGGCAACAACCGTCCCGACTATTAACGCAAACCATATCAATAACTTAAAATTCTTCGTTGTCATCGTCCCGTTGCTTGGCCTCTGCATAATCATAGCTCCTATGTTATAGACAAATTCACTGCTTTAATTACCGTCCGGTCAAGATGGTTTTCTAAATGGGTGATAATAAAAGGCTTATTATACCAAGTTTCACCATACAATAATAATTGAGGATCAACTGTATTATGGTCTAAACAAATAGCATCACCGATTTCAAGATTGGAATAATAATGTCCTGGTGTTTCAATTTCAAGAACCGGATGCTTGTTAGCCAGTAACCCATCGCCGTTACTATCAGTCCCATCAGCCGACTTTACATAATGTCGAGCGATATGTTGAGCAGAAGTTCCAGCTAACATCGGCCAATTGACCGATTTAATTCCTTCCCCATATAGGGTTTCCGATGCGGAATTATTATAAACATCGGAATCTCTATATAAATCATATTCCGCTTGCCAGCGACTTTTCACATTCAAAGTATTTATAATATTATTATCACTCTGAGTAATCTTTATATTGCCATCGATAATGTGGGAAAAAGGAATTTCGGCATCATCATTAGGCGTCGAGTCAGATAGGTCGATTAGTTTAGCTTTACCTGTGGCCGTCCATACAAAAGTGAAGGTCGATTGCTCTGTTATCTTGCGAATAATTTCCCAGACATTTTCTTCTTCAGTAATATTTAATCGTGCTTTAACGCTTGTATTCTCTGCTATTACAAAACTAATCACATCAATATCAGCACCAACTAAACCGAGTTCATCCCGTAATAAGGATTCGATTATCCCTGCAGGATCTTCGATACAATCGCCGTCAGAATAATTGCTTGATCGGCCGGTTATCCATGAACCATAAACTCGCCCATCGGCGGCAGCAAAACCATTTGTGTAATCTTCGGGTAAATAATTAATTAAAAGTAATAGGCCGTAAATTTCAGCCAAATCCCAATTACCAGTTATCCCGTCACCCGCAGAACAAACATCATCACACATTAAAAAATATACCGCATTGGGCGTAAGGACTTCTGATGTTGACGTCATAGTAAAACTTGCCCAATGATTAATAGTATTTACCCAAACAGCAGGGTTGTTAGTAGTCCACTGAACATTTACATTTGTATAAATTCTATCTTCATAAGTATTCGCAAATTTATACCGCCAAGAATCGAAAGACACTCCCGCATAAATATTTCTTATTTTATATCGCAGAATGAAACTTCGCAATCTTTCCGCAGCTTTAATGTTTGCGGTGTCTTCGGGGATGATTCTTCTAAGCCATTCGCTAAATTGAAATTTATAAACAGCATCGCCGCAAACAGCATTGCCCGCCCCGTCGTCCCGACCATCCACAATAGTCGCATAGCTATCACCATCGCGGTCAATTGCTCTTAAATAATTAGTCGGATCTATTTCGTCCCCAACTCTTGTGAGATTGTCATTGCGAGCGTCCATTAATTCAAGGCGTAAATTAAAAGTATCTTCCGGCGTATAAGTTGTTCGACCGGAATCATCGAGGGTAACGCTTGCGCTGGTTGTATCGGATTTCGCCGGAAGATTACCGGCATTACTCTCTGAAACGAATAATTCACTTGTCGTTAAAGCGTCGCATATATGGTCTGATACTACCATCTTTGGCGGAGTTTCGTTATTAATGGGAATCGACTTAGCTAATCCCTCGGACGTTTCGGTGTAATCATTAAAAATATTTGGCTCGGTAAATTTACCATAGACTAAAGGTATTTTCTTTCCTGCATATTCTTCCGGTGCATCGCTGTATATATCACCCACCAGATTTTGTGGGAGAATCGTTTCATTAAGTTTGGTCTTGTCAACCAGTGTTACATAAACATATTCGGCGTCATATTCCGGTTCGCAAAAAACATACCCGTCAAATCGTTTAAGACAACCGCCTGGTATTGATGTCATACTGCTACCGCATTGTAAGTATATATATGCCGCCTTACCAACGATGCCGGTCAAATCGTCTGACAATTTTATCCAGCTACCATCGGTATCACGCTTATAATCTTTATTTTGTAATTTAACTGTCACATTAGAGACTGACCAAGTGTGGTCAAGGATGTCAACATCTTCCACGATTCCGGAATGACCAGCCAAAAGAGCATAAACATGGTTGACACCAAATTGCATTTCCATTTGAGAAAAAAAGAAATTTTTAGAACCATCGGTTAGCCAGACAATTGTATTATTAACTTGTCCGCTCAATCGATAAAACGCTTTAAATTCTTCACTCATTGACAATGACATTAGTACAAATCTCCATCATCGATATACGGAAGTTCTTCAAATATTACTATTGGCCGGTATAATTCGTCCTGATATTGCCGTTGGTTGATTATATCGCTACCGAATTTAACCAAGAGGGCATCATCATAAGTGCTACCCTCCTGTAAAATCAAGGGAGTACCCTCTCCCCAAGAATCCTGATGGGCAGACCGTAAATACCCAAACGTCGTGGAATTATAGAAGTGGAATCTTCGCGATAATATTTTGTGTGACCGACGATTAATCCGGCTGGTTACTTGTCGCCCACCGCCAATTTTAGCAATACGTGTATGAAAGACATCCTCATCATATTCAGGCCATTCGTCACCCTGCCCCAAATCATATTCATTTGCAAGCCACAACCCCGCCAATTCAATTACTTCATTTTGGTCGGTAATTCCAACCTTCCAATATCGATGACTGACACCATTCCCTGTCGTTATACTTTCGATTCGCAAAGGTCCGGCTGTTAGACCTCCAATAGCCTTATCAGTCGGCTCCGTGCAAGCTGTCCATGCAGAGCCATCGTCCGAATAACTTAAATCGACTTGAACCTGAGTCGGGGTGTTTGTCAGCGTTGTATAGTTTCTTATAAATAATATCAGTGTATCGACAGCATGAGTGGATTCCAAATCGATTTCAATTTCGACATTCGACGTTGATGTCGGCTGCCACCAAGTGTCAGGATTATTGTCGAGTGCCATTTCAATGATATGTCCAGAAGCCTCTGACGGGCTATTATGAGCGTGGGCTTCCTCCATCGCCGCAAAAGTATATAGCTTAATATTATTAGCCATTATCCAAACCGCTTAAATCTGTTTTCTCTTTGAATTTGGGGAACGATTACATCGCGGGCAAAATATTCTTGTCCCGGTGTTGTAATAATAGTTATTTCACTTTCGCGTTCTTCTGGGAATCGATAATCGGCGGCCATGCCCATGTCCGCCTGACTACCAGAAATATTTACACCACCAAGCTTACCTGCCAAATTAGCAGATTTAATTCCTTCCATTACACCCTGAGAAAAATAGCTGGCATAATCCGCACCAACGCGCTTTGCCATCATATCGTTTTGATAAACATCAAACATCGCCAGATATTTTAATAATTCTACAACCAGATATTCGGCGACCTGCTTAAGTATTTCCTCTATAAAATATTGAATAAAATCTGATGCCATATTTTTAAACACACCAGTCGATTTGGTTTGTAAAAAATCCAGAGAACCGACGATTCGAGATACCGCATTTGACATCGACTGAGACATCGAAGAACCGACAGCATCATAAACATCTATATGGTCACGGCCATATCTTTGAGTAGCCGCCTGCAGATCAAGATGAGACCGCTTTTGTTTGGCAATGCCGGCGGTAAACATGGTAACGCTATGCTCTAATGCTTCTTCTTCAATTTCAATCGCTTCCGGTATGGTTACACTTATTACTTCAGCTAATTCTTCAGCCGCGCCAGCAGCGTCATTGGTGGCAGTGGTCGATTCCGCAATACCGTCTACCATTTCTCGCGAATGGGTCTTTATGGTATCAGTAGCGTCTGCATGAGCGCTTGAGAATCTGCCAACATTAAATATCCTCGATTCCCATGCCTTCATTTCTTCTTCGCTTGCACCAAACAATTTGGCTAAAGTTTCGGGGGGGGTTGCCTTAACGACTCGACTAACAGTTTCCTCAAAGGTTTCAAGTGCTTTTGTTGCCTTTGATACTGAGCCGCCCGATTTACCCATATTATCGAATAAATTATCGATACTTTGAAGGCCAGTATATAAAGGTGCCCCCCCAGACTTCAATGTCTTTTCAAGCAATACAGCCTTTTCGTCGAATGTTTCCATCGGTTCTGTTAGATTTCCAAGAGGTGAAGTTAGTTCATCTAATACTTTAATAAAACCACTGACAGCAGTGCTGGCAGATTTAATTACATTTATTAAGTGATCTGAAAATAGTAAGAATAATTTTTCTTTTAAGTCTCCAACTCTCTGACTAAGCAATGCCATTTGTCCTGTTGATGTTTTCATTCGAGCCGCAGCCGCACCGCCAAATCGCTGGTTGATTTGTTTTATTGCTTCTGCAAATTTTTCCGATTTTGGAATTGATTCGTCAATAATAATACCGTATCGAGAAAGCGTTCCAGTATAACCGACCGACGCCTTACCGACTAAATCGACGGCGGCCTTCATATCCATGTGTCCGCCGACTGCCAAGTCGGAGGCAACCTTAACCAAATTCATTGATGTTTTTAAATCATTATTGTAATCAAGAAATGCCTGTATTGATGTACCTATTACCTCATCAGATATTCCAGTTAAAGTTTGCATCTTATCTGAAAAATCCTGTACTGACTTAAGACTTTCCTTGACTTCAAAATTATGACGCTCTAACGAGGCGGCGACATCGTTCCAAACTTTTTCATAGTTCATTCCAGCTTCGACAATGCCACCAATTATATTCTTGACGCCCCGCCATCCAAGATAGGCCGCACCTATCCCGGCAACCGCGCCGCCGATCTTCTTCAGCGTCCCTGAGGCTTTATCCTGCGCCCCGATAATGAGCTTTAGCTTGTCTGAGTAGCTTGCCACTTTGTTTTCTCTCTGTCAAGTAACATACAGACCTCATGCCAGATTGCCGGCTGGTCGTAATATTCCTCTATAGTCCTAACCCGATTCAGTCCGTCAATGGCGACATACAGCTTCATGGCTTCGGCGGAAAAGGGTGTGATGAGTGGCACCGGACACAATCCAAACAATTCAAGTGTTTCCAATTCCGATAATTGAGGCCTGCCCGTCTTTGCCCATGCCTCGAAGACCCTATCAACTGATTCCTTCGAGACAACGAATGGCTCAAACCCCTGCGCCTTAACTGTAACGGCATCATTGAACATGAGACACTTTCTTTTTTCCCTGTCACAGCCCGCACAATCATACTGCCCCGGCTTCTTTCGTTGCCGAGCCGTTAGTTGCACGAGCAATCTCAGTTTTTTTTCTCACCCTCATTCAAGCTTGATATATTCAATATCTCCATTGCCAGCATCATGTAGTCGATGGGTTCAGCAATCCGATCAAGTATTTCAGTGCCGGATAAATAGTCTCTACCGTCCATACGAATTAAAGATTCAGACAAAACGGACTTCATGTTCGGCAGAGCTTCCATAATTTTATCACCGGCCTTTTCTTTCGGCAATGCGGGGTTAAGCCCAACCTCTCGAAACGCCTGCATCAACCTTGCTTTCTGAGCACCGTTCAATTGCCGGACAAAAAACTTCGTTCCGGATATCTCAATTTCAAACTCTTTCTTTGGGTCAATTAATCTTATTGGCATATTATCACCACATCATATCTTGAGTGTCAACCAGTTCGACTCTCATCATATCAGTCGGCGTCGCTATATCACCAACAATAACCGCCGACATATCAACCGCATAAACACCACTATCCCCTGAGACTCTTTTGCAATCTTTGATTTTAATAGGGAAAGTAAATTTAAGGTCGCCATCAGTTGTACTGGCTCCGGTTCCCCAATAGATATTAACTGTCGAGACTGTCCCGTTGCGCCAATTCGCTTCGGCTTCTCTGGCATATATATCATAGAGCATTCGGATATTGAATGCTCCCTTTCGCATACCAAGCACCCATGTTAAAAAATCACCAGACGACATACCGATTTTTGTCATTTCCTGAGTAGTCTCCCAAGACACATCCCCGACACAAACAATAGTCCTGGAGCCAGACCCGAAGTCAATAGTCAAAGTCATATCGTTATAGTGAAATCTGTCGCTGGCCGTCAGGGTCTTTCGCGTCCACGTCCCTGACGGACTCGATGTTGCAATCACCGCCCCGCGACCATGAAACGTCTGGCTACATTGAAGATATCCATTCGGCGGGATATTAAATCCAAGCTTGGCGCAACCGATACAATCGGCAACCTTCAAAGACTGAGAGGTCTCCGGAGATTTGAATATAAAGCTGCCGAACCATCCGTCGTCATCTGTAAAATCAACTTGAGCCATCATAGCGGGAAATTTAAAAGTCTTTAAGAATGGAGTCCCCGCCGCCTCTACTACGTACTGATAATGAGCATACAACCGAAAAGCCAATTCGTCTTTCAAGACACCCTGAGAGTCGGGCGTCACCAACTCAAATGTCGGTGCGGCACCCTTGACATCGCTTTGATGATTAACAACATCATCCGACCGAGTGCCAATTAAAGCCGAGTCGGCTTCTCGTAATTGGACATCTTCGGTTAGTTCTGCAACTCTGGCATTTAGTTCAACCGCGTCATTACTATCAGCCTCGGCCGTTCCCCATGTTGTCTGACCTGGTGCCGAATTTGCATCAACAAGAACCCCCACTTTACAAGTGTGGATTGTATACATATTAATTGCCATTTTTTTTCACCACCTTTTCGGATTTTTTAGGTTCAACAACTTTCTGAACAAAGCCCCTCGCAATTAATGCCTCAGCAGCGTCAATCTTTAAATCAACAATCACCCCGGTTTGTAGTTTCCTATAATCGGGAACATCAATAACCGGAAATATTGTCTGCCAACGTGGCATCTTCTTAATTGCTTTTACTTTCATAATTACACCCCTATACTTGTGTATGGTCAATTGTCTTTTTTATTACGACTGTCATTTGAGCGCCAACCGTCGCCGACTCGTCAAAAGTCAATCCGGTTTCATAGCCGGATATTTCATGTATCCAGTATCCATCACTCAAGTCGAGACGCTCAGACAGCCAATTATCTATTGAGTTGAGTAATCTCATTGCTTTAATATTATCATTATACCGCCCAACATAATTAGTGTGAACCCTGACAGAAAAGGCCATCATATAAGTAGGGATGGCGATATTTGAAGCAGACGCCCCCTCTATCGCCCGCTCACAAGCCTCGAAATCTAAGGATATGGCATTGTTTTTTACTCTTATGGGAACAGTTGAATGCTGCGTGTAAATATAATACAGGCAGGGCACATAGGCTTCGGGGTCTAATTCGGTTTTTAATAAGTCCAGCGTCGCATAAAGCTTGTCCCTGGCTGTTTCGAAAACAACATTTGCACCATATACATGAGGCATCTAAAACCCCGCTTTCGGAGCGTAATACAAAATTTCGACGGTGACATGAACACCGGCCTCTTTTTCGGATTCGGATAAATGTAGTAAAACCTCACCGGAAACAACATCAAGGCAATATGTGCCAAGCTGTACCGGCACATATATTACCGTCCGAATGTCATCGGTTAGCTTGGTTATCTTTTCCTCAATGTCTGCCGTATCTCGAATGAATCCGGTTACTGTTAGCGTCATTCGAAAAAGACAATTGACAGCATCTTCGGCCAGCTTGGTTTCAGTTTCCTCGACAATAGCAATAAAGGGAGTCTTTTCTTTTGCAATATCATACGGAGTCGCAAATCGACTGACTTTAACAACTTCAGTGTTATAACCAGCCGCAGGCCGGATCGCCCCAAGGGCGGCTTTCAGATTGTCCAGTATGTCGTTTTTTACAGACATTATCTCAATGGCCTATTAATTTCTTTCCGGATTGCTTTGACTATTTTCATTTGATTCTTTTTGAACGTCGGAAAGAACCATGCGCGTTTCGGCATTCTTATAGATGTCGTAGTTTTTGCAAATCGACGCCATTGCCCGGGAGCAACTTGAAAAACTGAATTCTTTCTCATTTTTTCAGAAACAGGAATTAGACCACCAAATTCGTGGATAGCCGCATAAACGACGTTTGGACCAACCCTAACAAAATCACCACTGGCAGACTTACCCATCACATGACCAATTGAATCGCGCAAATGTGATTTTCTACTTCGCAATTCTTTATGGGGGGAACGACCAACCATCTTGGTGGGATTATTCGGCTTCAATTTCAGCTTTAAAGCTCTGTCCAGCAATGCACCGGCATTTCTTAACCCCCGCCGCAGATTCCCGTTCATCTTGGCCGAATATCGCTCCAATTTTACGGATTTCTTTTTATTGCCCGCGAATGATATGGCAATTGTGGCGGTCATTTTAAACTTTCCTTTTATAATAATTCAAAATGAGCATTGCGCGTTTTGGTAAATTGTCGAAGTTATAGCTAACAGAATGGTCAATAAAAGATTTTGAGGCTATACCATGCAGACCTTGTTCAAATTGTTTTTTATCAAGAGCAATTAACTTACAGCAAGCATATTTCAAGTCGGCAGGAATGTTGGATAGAGTCCATCCATACTTATAAGATATTTTCCATTCATCCTTACCCTTCCAGAAAACATTCCCATCGGTATAATAAACTCGCCCAGAGTCAATGTCACTGGTAAACTTGACAGCCGTTCGCTCTTCCCAACTATCACCGTCCCAATAATAAATAGCCGAGATCGCCGCAGTCAGGGGATAATGGCGGCAATAATGGTCTTTTTCGCCATCACCGTCGAATATCTCGTCATAGTCCGCCGATGGAGTAATGAACTTGCGGTCACAATAAGTAATTATAAATTGAGAGGCCTCATTTATAAGTGTCTCAATATATTGGTCTGTATCCACATTATCCATGTCCAGCTGCAAATATTGCTTAACCTCATTGACATCAACCAACGCTATATCTTTATCCAGAGACATTATTTGTCTTTCCTTTTACCGATGGCCTTGTTTTTTTTTGCTGGCATTTTTTTGGTGGCCGGCAAATTCTCAATTTCAACAAAATAAGCTGAGAAGGTTTTTAGTATTTTATCTGCCACCAAAAACTCAACATCTTGTGTCTGGCCGTCATTGAATTTGTATCCATAGCCCGCAAAACTCTTACACCCCGGTGATGCCGTGAATCTGAGTGTTTTTGTTTTTAATTCATTCACCATATTGACCATCCTTATTAATGTGGGACGGCATTATAACAACCGCCCCACTTTTGAAGGAGGAGCGCATACTACGAAGCGTCCACGTTAATACCGGCATATACTATATTTTCCGTCGAGGGATCGAACAGATAAGTAAATGCACAGCGTTTATATACATAGACCTGATAAACATCATAAGACGCATCGAAATCGACATAAGTCGTTATAGGTCTATATGCGCCACGAATCCAACAGGAAGTATTAGGCAAAAGAACAGAGGCTCGATTATGACCCGCACCAGAATAAATACCAGTCGAATCTTGATTTATTTCCATAAATTCGGAAGTAATAATCGGTTTACCATCAAACTTCGCAAGCTCACCCTGTAAGACTGTTGCCGCCGGGCCATATTTATCAACAGTCTGAACTTGGTCAAGATTAATGAGCATCTGGCCGAGATAAATTTCAACCGCCATAATATAAACCAAATCAGCAATCGTTTCGGCATATTTGCCCATCGATTTCGGCAGCTTTCGGAGATTGGTTTCGTCGAACGTACCAAGGTCAACCGTTAATGAATTACCGATTGCATGATATCGCAGTCCGTCCCATGCCGCCCGAAAATCAGTGGCGGCAACGGTATGACCAGTATCAAAGTGTGAACCGGAATCGTCGCCATTTATAATAGCTCTTTCAATTGCACGAACGATGCCGTTAACAGCTTTCATTTTGGCGAAAGGCAAGGAGGGTATAATAGAATCTTCCGTTAATTCAGAAGAGACCTGAATGCGAGACCGCGCTTTCTTTGCAACCAGATTAATGTTGGCAGTCCCTGGTGTCTGTTCTGTTTGCTCCAGGGAGGTCGGAACGGTTGTCCTTTCACCTGCCAATGTGGCAAGTGTATCTGCACCCTCAATTGGAAGTGTATAGGTCGCAGTAGGCTGCTGTATTTCAGTAAACAGATTGGCGACCTTTAGCTTTGTCTTAACCATTTCCTGCATTGAAGCGGAGAAATCGGTCGGGACCCATTCAGCCCCCTCTGTAGCGGTGGCGGTATCCATTGCTTTACGAAATTCGGAGAAACGGTCATAAGTCTTCAGGCCTTTGATGCGTTCTTCTCTCGGCATCTTATCATAAGGCAACCTGACGCCTTCGATTACCACACCGTCGTATATCTTCGAACTACATTCAAGTAACGCATCTACAAGCATCAAATCGTCATTGGCCTCGTGCAGCTCCTTAATCTGCCCCGCCTGTCGGCTGGATAAAACCGAATTGGCTTTATACATTGGCATCATAACGGCTGATTTGGAATTAAATCCGGCAGGGAAAGGCTCAACCATAGAATTAATCTGTTTACGTTCCAGTAGTTCTTTCTTTTCCTTCTCGAAGTTCTTGATAAGCTCTTCGACATCACCGGAAAGACGGTTAATCTTCTCAACCTGTTCGCTGACTATTTTATCTTGGCTTTCTTTAAGTTCGGATCGAACATCGGCGAACTGTTTCTTGATACCGTCATTTATCTCGCTGGCGTTAAGAGTGGTTTCCTCTTTATGCTTTGCCATCGCGGCATCAAGTTCTTCTTTTGTCAAAATATCATCTGGCATTTGATTGTCAACTTTCTGACCCCCTGTATGTCTTATGTCAGACTTAAAATATTCGAGATTGATGCCCTTAGATTTGGCCTCCGCAATCATTGCCTCTGGATTCATCGGAATAGTGACGACGGAGACTTCGTATAGCTCAACTTCTCGAATAATATTTGCCTGACCTTCGCGCTGTGCTGGAACCCAATCAATGATATCATACATAAAGGAAAACGATTTCAGGATGTCGGCCTTAACCAGTGAAGCAACATCCCGAGCGACCTCGGTTACTTTACTTATTCCGGCCTTGACCCATAATCCAACATCATCGATTTTATAATCAAGCACTTGCCCGATTATATTGTCCATATTGTGATTGAATAAAAGAACCGGATTTTTCATAAAGCCGGGCATTGTATTAGTAAATGCCGTCGGCTCTACAATATCATTACCCCGATCCTTATCTCGAGTTGAGGCATATCCCTCAATTAGAGTGGCATATTTATCGTCAGGCGATTCCTTTACAGCTTTTATTTCAAATTGGAGTTTCCGTTTGTTCACGGAAATAGTCCGTTTCTGACCCCCCGAATTAATCAGTTACGGTTTGCCATACCATTCATAATAGAGTTGGTAAATGACATCGTCTGAATCATTGGTTATATAAGCCCCGGCCAATGTGTCGTCCAGAATCCCGATAATTTTCATATAAACATTCTCGAGACAACATTTCGACGAATCGGTAAGTTTTACGATATAAGTCTGGACAGCGGAATCTACAATAGGTATTGTCAAACTGTATATGTTCGTGTCATTAAAATAAGAACTATTCGACCCTGTATATACTTGAATTCGCAATGAATCATCTGTCGTATCAATACCAACGGCATCGAGGGAATAAAGCCCGATTCTATATCGTAGAGTTATAGAGCTATAATTGCCGGCCGCTGTGAAATAAGCCATAGCGGCTGACGTGTCCGTTACCATATCAACGGAATCACCGGATAGAGTGTAGAGATTCATTCCGGTAACTCGCATTCCCTTCGGTTTCTCGCCTGCAACAGGATTGCCCGGCATATTTAGCATCAAGGCAAAGCCCACGAACAGCAAAAACCCGAAAGCTATTAGTCTTTTTTTAGACATTTAAGTCTGCCTTCCCGACCCCCTATTAATCATCAACCACTGGCATAATGGTGCAGCGGCAATTTACAATTTCTCCAGCGGGCGCGTTTGGATCACCCGGGTATTGTATCGGCCATCCAGTTCGAGTGAATGGTTTATTGATAGGCACAACCTCACCATCAGCCATTGCATGAGTGTCTCGAGTATTAGCATCAAGCGAGGCCAGCCATTCCTTCTTGCCGATTCCAGCTTGTTTATATCCCGCAAACGACCCGCCATTAACAACCCCCGTCATTTCGGTTCGAGCGATACGTGCGGGACGAAACTCCCGCATGTGTTTATATTCCGCCCGAATCTCTTTGGTTATATCTCCGATTGATGCCCCCCGTTGATAACCTTCCGACAGAATACCCCGTATTTGCTCATAATTAACATCGTTTACGGAATCAAGAGCACTTTTGAATTCGTCTATCATCATCACGACATCGGGATTCCGGAGATTAAAAACCAAATCGAACCCATATTCGTTATATGCGGCCTCAGCTGCCCGACGAAGCGCATCCTTTATCGCTGGGGCTGTTGCGGCCGCCATAGCCGCCTTCTCAGCATCCAAATCAAATAACTGGTTAATATCTTTGGGCGCCGTTTCGTCTTTACTCAACTCCGACAATTTCGACATCATCTTTCCGCCAACCGTATATATGTCCAAAGCATCAATGATGCGGCTCTCTTGGTCACGGAAATATTTATATATAATTTTCTCGAACGATTTTTCTTCTACGGACAGGCGCTTATCGAATGATTTCCAGCGTTCAGAACGAAAACTTTTGGAGGGTGCTTTGCCATCTTTTGGCAAGGGGGTCTTTTCGCCGATAGATTTCTCGGCACCCTCCTGAGTTTCAAAAGGATTTCTCGCCTGAGCCTTAATATCATCCCCACCCTCAACTTCGTCAAGTTGCCAACCCTGCGCCCTGGCCTCATTCACCTTGAAAATTGGTTTTTTGCCAACGAGAGTGCTATACATTTCGGCCTTCGCTTTTTCATCTTCCTGCAATGCCGAAACTCCGGAGAGGTCAAAACGAAACACGAGATCATTACGCCCTTTGGTATAACGCGGCCAGAGCAGCTGTCTATTCATATTCGATTCAATAATCCGGCATTTGGGAACAATCGTATCCTGCCAGAAGGCTTTCATTTGAGGCAGGCTATTAGCATAATTGGCGTACTCCATTACACCGCCAACGAACGGCGGCAACCCCATAGCCGCGAATATTATCTCGCGTATTAAACGAGTCGATTCAATATAAAGCAAATCCTTAATAGGCCACTGCATTTCTTTGATATCTTTTATACCCGGAGGTGTAAACCCAAGTTTACCACGATTGCCTTTTTTCTTATGTTCTTTTTCCCATGAATCTTGCAAACGTTTTCGGTCGGCCTCGTTAAGCTCATAACCTTCTTCCATGAGAGCCAACGCTACCGGTATGGCCTTGTTTTTCAGAATATCCTTATTAAGTTCACGTCCGTAATAATTCAATAAAATTTGCTGTTCAATGCAAAGCAAGGGGGATGCACCGTAGTAAGGTCGCGTGCAGTCATAATTCCTGATATGAACAACTTCTTCGGGTAAATATTCCTTTTGGAAACCGGTTCCCTTGCCATACAGATAACCAACTAATTCCCCTGTATTTTTATCAATTATGCATTCCATCAAATCTGTTTTTTTAAACCAAATTTCTTGAGGCGCGGAGGCGCTTTCAGGTTCAAGGGTTAAAAAGGAATTGCCGGTCGTCATAAACGACTGGCTGATATGAGATAACATCTCTCTTTTAGTGTTTCGAGGATTAGGGCTATCTATGAGTGCGGCGGCTGGATGATTGTCTTCTTTTTGGTATTCTATCTCACCGTCTTTTTCATATTTGCGATATACATCGAATGGCAAGCCAGAAATGGCATTTGTAATTTTATCGACTGAAATACCAACGAAAGGGTCAACTTCTTTGGCTTTTTCAAGTGCTTTATTGTCATCTATTTGTGGTACGGTCGAGCCGCCAAACATATAAACATTAACACGACCCGTCCGATCGGACTTTGTTTGAATGCTGTCAGCAAACAACCAGTCACGTATTTTTGATTTTATATTCAATCACCATCTGCCCTTGACCCCACTGCTATACCCATAAAAATTCCTTAATCCTCCTACCAAATCCTTGCATCTTCGCGGCCTGATACTCATAAACCGAAGCGAAAAAGTAATGATCGGGTTTACCTCCCTCATCCCAAACATAAACCAGTTTAGTTATTCCCCCTATTTTTTGTTCTTTGACCACCCGGGTCGGCGCCTGCATTTGCCGGCTGTAATCACCATTGTCAATACCCGCCCAATTACTTGGAATCTCAACAACTCCATCAAAATGAGCAGCAACCATTTCGTCACAGACTTCAGTCCGGTTAACTGTAATTTCTTTTTTCTTGCGGTCTGGTTTTTGCTTGCCAGCCTTCTCGCCACCGAACCAGCACATATACCCACCGGGATATTTATTCAAAATAGTACGAACCAAATGAGTTTCAGGAAGTGCGTCAATTACGTATCTTTTAACACCAAACCTTTTTAATATCCGGAGTATCTCGCCCGGTTCGGTCGGAACCGTGCCAATAAAGACTGCGTGTATCCGTCCGCCAATTAACGATGATATTTTCAAATGGCAGACCTTACCGACATCGATTCCGGCTATTGTGGCTCTCGCCGATTTTGGCATTGTGTAGTTGGATTTTAAATTATCTAAATCCTCATACGTAAACCCGTCACCCTCGCCCTTATAAGGCAATCCAATATCGGAATTGTAGAAGCGTTGGATTTCAGTTTGATTGCTTAAGGCGGTATGAAATACTTGCCATAACTCTCCGACCGTTGTCTGGTCTGTAAATAATTTAGAGATGTGATAGCCGCTAACATTTCGATTAGGGAATTCGGCAATCCACTCGCCATCGGCGAGCCGGTCTATATCTTTATGGCAATACCTGCAAAGACCGTTAGGCGATAATAATTCATATTTATTAGCACCGGTTTGTTCCACGAAATTGATAAACCAATCCAACGGCTGCCACTTATTACAGTGAGGGCATTTAATCTGCCATGTCTTTTTATCCGATCGGTCATATTCGGAATGAATACCATATCCAGATATGGTTGGATTTGAAATATAATAAATATATGGGTCAACACCAAGAAGCGAGCGGGTATTGGCAAGCCGGTCAACACCAAAAGCTACATTTTTTAAATCGCACTCGTCCAATTCGTCAACAATAAAAACCTGAGCCGCAAATTCTTTAAATGCTTTTTTGTGAACCGACCCAACGAATTTGACAGTTCCCTTAAATAGTTTTTTTATACCCACATTGTCGGTTTTGGTAGCCCCCGACCTATAAAACGGAATATCATCGACAAGCGGGTCGATGCGGTCATTCACTACATCGTTTCTATCGCTGGCGGTTGGAAAAGTATATAATACAGACCATCCCTGCCGGGTAAATCGCAATGATTTAATTATTGCCCATTCGGATATCCCACACTGCACCGATTTCATTATGACGATTTTATGAGCGGCATCCTTGTAGATGGGTATCTGCCAACGGCGGCCACGACGGTTAAATGTCATTCGTTGACCGAGTTTATTCCGATGGTGAAATAAAGCCAAATATAGTTCAGGCCACTTAGAATCTATCGCTTGCGCTTTTAACGCTAACGATACCGCTTGCTTCTCTGTTAACGGCTTCGGCTTCTCCGCTTGTGATAACACCGATATTGACATAATTATCACCACCAGAAACGCGAAGTGCATCAGCAATTTTTTCAATATCTTCGCCTATTTCAGCTTTGGCGGCACGCAGTGCGGCAACCGCCTCTTTCTTGGTTTTAGCTCCGTTATATATTTTTTGTAACTCACGAAGCCTATATTCTTTATGCGAAATTGGGTACTGCAATATATCTTGTTTCACCCAATTAATTTGCCTGTCGGTTATTTCTTCGACGTTCCTCTTAGCATGAAAACTTATCGTTCCACCGGTAAGTGTAACACCAAATCTTTCTTTGAGTTTGTCGGATATTTTATTGTAAGGAAATTTTTCAGCAATCATTTGGAGTAATAGGTCTTTCGCCGCACTGGTCAATTTATAGTTTTTTCGCTGCAAATTGGATTCTTTAGAATTTTCGCCCGTCATCATTTTCCCCTCTTTTTCTAACGAATACGAAAACAAAAACTCATTGTCAAGAGATAATTATACTTTTTTGCATTTATTTTGTAAAAACTTTCATACGCGATAATTGTGTCTTCTTAGAGTGTGGCCTTTTTATTTGGCTACCTTCCACGTCGCGAGGTTATTGCTTTTAGTTTTCTCGATTCTAATCTTTTGCCTGCTTGTCTTATTTTTTTTATTTTATCGCGCTGATGGTCTGGCAGTTTATATACGGGTATTGGGTCATTTGTCAAAGCGTGAGAATCTAACCGGGTAATAAAATCAGCCGGTAAGGGGAATTTACTGAAGGTCCGTGTCCTGAGAATATCTTTGGCCGCATACTCAATTTCCGTCAGTGTGAACTCTTTTAGTAGCTCAAAATACCATTCAACAACCGTTTCGCTTAAATCATGACCATAGATTTCAGCCAAAGTAGCTAACACTACCCCAAATTCAGGAATTTCTTGTTTTATCATCCCAATTCTCCTCTATTTTTTTTAAAGCGTTTCGGATATTAATGGCCGATTTTTGACCGACCGGTGACATACCGGCAATAGTCGGATCAACAATCTCAACATTCAAATATTCGTCAAAATGAGATTTTCGATAAAGCGTCGAAGGTCTAATACAATAACTCATCTTAGGATTGTTTCCCCATTTTGCAACCATGTTGGTATTAATTTGCTTAAATTGGTTAATAGTAGCACCGTCTTTTATTCTTGCCCTAATTATTTCTTGATGAGCCGCTGATTTATAATCGTAATTTCGACCGGATTTTTTGTTTAAATCTGATATTATTATTTCATAATCAGAAAGAACATCGTCGGGCTTTTGCCCGACATTAGAGGTAGAAGTAGAAGTAGAGATAGAGGTAGAGGTAGAGGTAGAGGTAAGGCGGAATTGGTCTGCCAAAGGTTCGCCTTGGGCGTACCCAAGAACAACCTTTTCCGGTAATTCTATAACTGATTGCGTCTCTTTAGGATGTATTTTTTGATGTTTCTTAAATTTAGGTATCCAGATGTATGAAATATTTTGCACACAATATCGGACTATAAATTTAGACTCGTCCAGTTCTGCCAAACATTTATCAATATTTATTGATTCATACGGAAAAAGCATACCTTTAATTAACGCGGGATTGTCCGAAAGCAAACCATCCCTATCCGCTATCATCCACAATCCCGGAAATAATAATCGGGCTGTTTTGGATAATTGGGCAAATTTCTGATTTTGATATAATTCCGGTTTTATGATTCGACTTCTGGCCTTCATAACAAACCCTATAATTTCACCGTTGAGTGCCCGGATGATTACTTATTCAGATTAGTGAAAAAGACCGAGCACCAACGGTTTAAATTCTTTTGAGCATATCTAAATAAATAATCATATTTCTAAGATACCAACCCTCAACATCCTTGTCAAGAGACAAATTCCATCTTTTTATTTCCCCATCGCTTCATATTTCTTGCAATCGCCCCCACCAAAACAAGGAAACACAACAGGTTGTGGTTTTATAAAATAATTTGGGTATTTTATACCAGCCCTACACTTACCCGCCAATATCCCGTTAAAGTGCTTGCATTTCTTAGCCTGCTTATCCCAATACTCCGCTTTTTCCTTGTCGAGGGTCAAAACAATTCCTCCTGTTTTTGAAAATGACAACAAGTTACCCTTGAAATACCGTCTCTATCTATCAAGGGCAGGCGAATTGTCCCGCGTTTTGCCCACCACCCACAAAGACCAAACCGAATATTGTAAAACCAATAACAGCTTGAGCATATATTATTCACCCCTCACTCCTCATCAGTTGTTAAAAACTTATTTTGTTCAATCCGTATCTTGCTATCAGTGCGGCCTCACACAACCCATCGTGGTCTTTTTTACGGCGAGTTGACAATCGGAAGTCTTGATTTGGCCAAAGTTGCCTGGCTCTAAAACGAGAACGATCTTTTTTATCGTCTGAGTCGGGAACTCCCTTGAGCATCTCAGATTTCCATGTTCTTGGTGCAATTTCCGTATATGGTTTTTTAAGGGTCTTGAAACATCCAATAAGAATACCGTAGTTTTTCATTGATGTTGCAGTGCTGACAACACCCTCACTCTTTTTATAACCAGTCCTTGGTCTAAACGGATTCGCCTTTTCAATAAAAATATGTTTACAACTTGAAAATTTGTCTATTAATTCCTGTGACAAATCAACTTCAGATTTTTTACCAACTTTTATTATCGGCATAAAACAAAGGTCTTCAATTTTTCCACTGGAGTTCATAAAACAGATTGCTCCAGATACACCAGGATCAATCCCAATGAAAATATCGCTCATTTCTTCTTCTCCTTATAAAGCGGACACTCTTCACATGATTTAATTACCTTGAGGTTAACCATTATTCTGGCACCGTCGAATACATACTTTAATTGCGCCGATGATAGTTTTTTATAATCCGGCGTCCAGATTTTCAATACTTTAAAA